TTTTTGAAAGAATGCTGAGATAGGTAGTCTATAAAAGACAGCACCATTTGGTAGCATGCAATGAAATAAGATTGCGCGACCTGAAATAGAGCTAAGACCAAAGATAACACAGTCACTAGACTGTCCTTTATTTTTTTTAAGATCATAGAGATATTCCTTCCTTATTTTACAATAAATCGGCGGTATATTAGCATTTAAATAAGACATAGTACATTATTTTATTTCACCCCAGTTTGGTCCAGATTCATAGTCTACTTTATTTGGTACTTTTAAGTCAACTGCATTTTCCATAATATCTTTTATTTTTTTAGCTTGACTATCTGATTCAATAGAAAAATCTAACTCATCATGTATTTGTATATGACCTATTAAACCTTCTTTATATAAATCAACCATAGCTTTTTTTGTCATATCTGCTGCACTACCTTGAATTAATTTATTTAATGCTTTGTATGTAAAGGCTCTACGTGTTGAATTATTATGCCAATAATTTTTTTTAAAATTACCTTTTGTATCTTTTAAAATATTTCCATCTCTATCTTTTAAATGTGGGCCCATCTCTTGTAATTCTAACATAGTGTCATGATCTTCTGCAGGAACAAATGTACCCCAATCAGAACCTCTAAGTATTGGTTCATACTTAGGAAATCTACAACGTCTACCTAATAAAGTTTTTATTTGTCCTTTTGATTGAGCTGCAGACATAACTTGATTCATTAATTGTTTTACGAATGGAACTCTACCATGATAAGTATTAAATAATTCATCTGCTTTATCTTTTGAAACATTTAATTCATTTTGTAATTTAGCTTTACCCATACCATAAAACAAACCTAAGTTAATTGTCTTAGCTTCTTTTCTATCTATCTCTGCCATGTCAGCTACAATTTGATGAAAGTCTGTTTTAGGATCTTCTTGATATGCTTCTGATATTGGAGTTGCTGAATCTAAACCAAATCTTAATGCATAATGTGCAACTAAACGTGGTTCCTGTTGTGAGTAGTCAAATGTACCCCACGTACAACCTTCTTCAGGTAAAAATAAACTTCTTATCAATGGACCTGTATCTGGATCACGTGCTGGAATCTGTTGTAGATTAGGATTTGCATATGAAAATCTTCCTGTAACTGTACCTCCATCATCAGATCTAATTTGATTTATATCTGCATGTATTCTACCTAGATGAGAATGATTTAAAATAGTATCAATAAAAGTTGTACTGACCTTGTTTATTTTTCTAGCTTCTGCTATCATACGAACTACAGGATGATCATGACAAGAAATAAAATTTTTAGTAAATGAAGGAGAACCCGTCTTTTCAGTTCGGATATAAGGTAGCTTCAGTTTTTCAAAAACTTGTGCAATCGATCTGGCTGCCCATATCTGAGTGTCTATTCCTGTTTCTATTTTTATTTGTTGCAATAAGTTTTGTTCTTTTATTGCCATTGCTTTTTTTAATTGATCAGCTTTCTCTATATCTACCCGAACACCTAGGTGGCGCATATCGACTAAACAAGGAAAGAGATCAGTCTCAAGATTAAATATATCTTGAAGATCATCTTCAATAATAATTCTTTTTAAGTGATGCCATAACAGTAAAGTTAGTTCAGCGTCTTTTTCTGCATATGCTCCAACTTCCATAGCAGGTAGTTTCCACATATCAGCTTTAGGATCTAATCCTCTTTCTTTAGCTGCTTTAGTTAATAGAGCTTCGTTTTTACCTTGATTTAAATAAACCCAAGACAAAGAGTTTAATGAATATTGAAATCTATTTTCATCTATTATAGATGCTGCAATCATAGTATCTATAATTAAACCATTAATTTTAATACCTAAATTTTTAATCCAACATACATCATACATTGCATTGTGAAATATTTTTGTAGCAGGTGATTGGCATACATCTGTAAACCAATCTAAAACTTTTTTACGATCCATGTTAGGACCTTCACCATGTGCAATAGGAAAGTATGCTTTGTAACCATCTACAGCTACAGCTATACCTACAACTTCACCACTACCTTTAATGGCCCCTGAACCCAGTTTTTTTAGTTCTGGATCTCTTGTTTCTAAATCAATTGCTATTTCTTCTGCTGATCTTAAATCAGGAAACTCTTTTGGCATAGACCATTCTGTAGTTGGCATCAACATTAGTGTTTCTCCTTTAGATTAAAAAAATTTGTCATAACATATCTTGAACCAGAATCTTCTTTAAATTGTGTGGTTGAATGATATATTTTAGAATCAAAAATAAGAGCACGATTTTCTTTAAAACCAACATGTGTTCTCAATACATATTTATTTTCTTCTTCATTATAATCATAAAACGCTGTACCACTATTCATTAATTCTCTACCTTTAATGTATATTAAACAATTCACATCTGCACTATCATTATGAATAGTTGCACCTGCTTTATAAGGAGCACTTAAAAAATAAAAACTATCACCAATATGTATATTAAGTCCAAAATCTTCTAAAATTTTATTAGTTTCTTTTACTGCAAAATGTTGTTTGTCTAGAGGAACATTAAAATATATTGTTTGATAAACATTTTTTAAATTTTTGTCTACAGATGTATTTCTATTTTGAAACTTTAATCTAGATATATCAAATAATATTTCTTCATAAAATTTCTTATCAAAAAAATTATCTTTTACTATCAAACAATCTTTGATCATTTATTTTTTACCTTTAGTATCTTTCATTTTCTTTTTTTCTAATTCACAGTAATGAATTATTTTATCTAAGTCCTGTATTGCAGTTCCTTTAAACAAGTAACGACATACATACTTTATAACGTTTCCTTGAAAAAAAGAAAGGTCATTCTTAGAAATAAATTCATAAGGTTGAATTACAAAATTATCTTTATAATGTGATCCTCCAATTTGTTTATCTTGTGGGAACGCATCATCAAACATATTCTTATCACTCATATTTTTCTCCTTTAAGTTATTTGTGGCAGTTGTTGGTTTAACGGGTTAAAAAACAAAGGGGTTCGCGACCCGAACCAACTTCCCTCGTTAGAGGAAGATGCTGCCACCCACCCCATAGGAAATGTCGCTACCCCGTTCTGTTTACACAGTTGTGTAATTTTATAATTTGTATGCATTGACTTTCTTCTTAGCTTTTAATTTATATAAATTATTTCTAGCACGTGTGATTCCTACATACCAAACTCTATGTTCTTCATCACTTTTGCTTTTACTTTTCTTAACTGCTTTTTTAATTTTATTTGGTTGATCTAAACAAAGTATTATGTTGTCTTGTTCACCACCTTTAAATGCGTGTATGGTTGATATAAATATTCTAGCAGGTAAATCTAAGTCTTCTCCATTCTCCATCATTTCTCTAATGTATTCTTTGTCTTCATATTCAACTTCTTTAAATGCATCAAACCAATCTAGATCTGGATCCCAATCTTCCATTTTCTTTCCAATGTATTCTTCAATATCTTTCCATTCTTTTTCATCTAATATCTTTCCTCTACACCAAGAGTTATAATTAATATGTGCATTGTATACTCTAACCTTAAAAGATTTTTCTTTTTTTGTTTGATAATATAAATTTCTTTCTCTTAATTCTTTTTTCATACTAACTAATCTATTAATGGTTCTAGTTAATATAACCCATCTTCCTGTTGTTAGATCTACATGATCTAAATTATTTATGTATTCACATTCACCTTCATAGTCTCTTGGATAATAATCTTTTTCTTTTCTTAATCCTTCTATTTTTTCAATAGGTATTTCTGATTGTTCTTGAACTGCTCTAGATATTCTTTTTGAATACTTTAAAACTTTTTCTCTATCAGCTTTTTGACTTATAAATCTATCTACATCTGCACCAGCCCAGGCAAAGATAGCCTGATCATCATCTCCTGCTAAATAGATATCATCTGTATGTTCTTTTAGTTTATCAAATAGTTTCCACTGTAATGGTGATAAATCCTGTGCTTCATCAATAAATATAACTTTAAATCTAGGTAAAGATTCTTTATCAATTAATTGTTTTATCATGTCATTAAAATCTAATTTCTTTTTTACTCTTTTGTATTCTTTTAAATTGTCATCAATTGTTTTTAATATCTTCCATTTAATTTCTTTTTTATTGTGCTCTCCTCTATCGTATTCATCTCTAATACTAATATCTCTATTGATTGCTCTACCAATCATTTGAAAATATGGACTGTCACAATTTAAATAATTAATATCTTCCTTATTATATTTGTCATAGTATTTTACTTTAACACCTATCTCTTTGCCTATTGTTTCATAATCTGATGGCTGCATAACTTTACTGTCATTTAATTCTAATTGATCATAGGCAAATGAATGTATTGTTCTAAAGAAAGATAACTTATCATTATCTGCAGGCATTCTATCTCTTGCTTCACCTGCAGCTTTTTTAGTAAATGCAAAGTATGCAATATTATCTAAAGGTGTGCCTATTCTAACATAAGCTTTGGCTCTACTAATTAGTCTATATGTTTTACCTGTGCCTGGTGGTCCATAAAACTTATATATCATTATACAATTTCCTCTTGTGTAAAGTCAGCAGTCTCTTCTATATCTTCTTCTTCCTTGTCAAATAGATACAAAGGTACAGCTACACATCCATTAACACCTGGATATGGTTTACCGGTCTTCTTATGTTTACCAGGAAATCTTTTCTTTTTACCAAACTCTGGTTGAGGTAATGAATCATCTTTTGTATCAAACATTTTTTGAATCATATGAGAAGTTCTTGATGAATCTTTTCTCCAACCATTTTCTTTTAGTTCATTATAAAATTCATCATAAACAAAGTAAGCATACACTTCGTCTTTTAAAACATTCCCACTTTCAAATGATGCATATGTTTTTGCTTGTGTACTATTTATATATTCTTTTAAATGTTTCTTTAATATCTCCATTGGTCTGGTCCCTGGAGCCGGTTGCACTGTATCAACAGTATCTAACAAAGCATTTATCAATGCATGAAAGTCTAAAGGTTTTATAGGAGGTGGTAATACGTTTACCTGAGCCATTATTAAACTACCTAATTCTTTTTGATCTCGAAGTTGTGTTACATTTTTTGCATGCACCACAACAGACTCACCTGTTTTATTTTCTACTGTAAAATAATATTCAGGATCTGGTTTAAAATCTACTTTGATTAGATTAGTCATCATTGGCCAATCAATTTTTTTATCAGAGATAACACCAAATCTTCTTTTAACACATTCGGACTTAACACAAACTGGTGCAAGTAATTGATCATTACAAGTATGACCTTTAGTATCTTTCTCCCAGTTTTTTATTTTCTTTTTAATATAATCATCAGTCCAAGTTTCATTAAATTCAAAATAATTTCTACCTGCTTGTAATACTTTCTTAGCCCAATCATCAGCATATTTCTTTTTAGCAAACACCATGTAGTTATATAAAAATCTATCTCTACCATCATCCATTTTTTCTTTAGATAATATTTCTAAACATGGTGGACCATCTTTAAATTCTTCTGCACCACCTGTAAGTTCTGTTTTAATTATATTATCAGATATTTCTTTTAGTTTAGTTGATGTCATTAAATTCATTGCAACAACTTCTAAAAATAAATCTAATGTCATTTCTTGACCTGATGGATCTAATGCAACTCTTTCATTTTTATTAAAGTATGGAAGATTAATAAAGTTACCATTTACTTTTTGATCATCTGTATTAGTTCCTAGTCTAGTTTGTTTAGGAAATATTTCTGTTGTAATTGGTAGTTTAAATAAAAATAATACTTGTTCTAAAAAATCTTTTATTACTTTTGCTTTTACTAATTCCTTAGTAAATATATATAAATGAAGTCCACCACTTTTAGACTTAATAGGTATTAGTGGTAATTGTTTTTGTTGAATTGTATCTAGATAAAATTTTATATCTAAATTTTTATATACTTTAGGATCAATATCTATCGCACCAAATCTAGCTAAACCGTCATCATCACAAGGTTGTATACCTATAGATTTAGTTCCATTTAAATGTTGAGTATAATCTTCTTCAGTAATTAATTTACCTGACCAACCATAGTCGCCAGGATTAAATTTTAATTTACCTGTATCTGGATCTTTGTAACCATTGTTAATATTACAAAAACCAAAGTTTCTTTTTAAGCCTGTAAAATATTTTATAAAGTCTTTCATAATTTCCTATGTTATGATTATTAAAAGAGGCGACATTACTCTCGCTTTGTCGCCTCTCCTCTAGAGTATTCACTAAGTGAATTAGATAATCTCTTCAGTTGGTTTAGCACTCTTCTCTTCATACTGAGGTTTTGCTGCACCTTTAGACACAGACTTTTGAAGTTCTTGTGCCATTAAGTATAACTGTGCATCAGCATCAACAGAAACATCTAATGCTCTGCTCATTGAAGGTTTATATACATGCCAACTTTTACTACCTGCAACTTTACCAACAGTTTTTAAATTATAAACTGCTGCATATGCTGCCGGATTGTAGACACCTTTTTCATCTTTGAATCTTAGATTCTTAATCAATTGATTCAATTCTCTTGCAGGTGTTAAGTTAGATGATCTCATAGTAATTACTGCAGGTCTAGGTTCATCACCTAATACCACTACATAAAAGTATGCAGTTTTTTCTAAGTAGTTACCATTTGATAGTCTCCACTTACCATTTCTTTCTTCCTTTGCATCTGAAGGAATTGAAAGGTGAGTTGTGACTGGAGGAGCTGCTGTATCTCCCATCTCTTGCCATTCTGGATATCTTGTTTGCACGTGTGCAACTAATATATCCACGCCTTTGCCACCATCTATTAATGTACCAAGACCTTTAGCATAGATCATACCAGGTTGTGAACCTTCTACGTACTTTGCATTGCTCTTGTTACACTCGGGCGATAGTTGGTGTAGGATTTTCAAGATCGGTGTTGACATATCATCCGATTTGATTTCTTCACTACCTTTCCCAGAATCACTTCTAAGACTGATAGTTGCCAGTGCGCCTGCACTGTTCTTTTTCTCAATAGCTGTATTAGCCATAATATAACTCCTTATATTTAGTTATTGGTTTATTTTTTATTTTTTAAATACGTTTGATTACCATCGAACGTATTGAATAGTTCTGCAGGAACTTCTTGACCTTTGTCTTTCCATTCCTTCATAACTACTTTGAGTGTCGATGGGTGAACTTTCTCCTCTTGGATAGGTTCATACCCATTCGACCTCGCAAGGCTAGCGTAATCGACAGCCTTGTTATCTTCGCCTTGGCCAAATGTTACTGTAATATTATTTTTTACAATATCACCTAAGCCATTGTCTCGAAGCCAGTGTATGCCTTCAGCTTTTTTATCAGCTTTTAATGTGGCACTAAATATTTTTTTAACAGTTAA